AATTACTAATAGATATATTCGTAAATCCGCATATTTCTCTTTACATTTTACTTATTGCAGTATATAATAGGGGCAAATCACGAAAAGAGGACAAACAATGGAAAAGGCTAAAGTTTTAGAAAGACTTATAAAAGAACAAGGATTAAATGCTCGTTCTTTTTCTGAGAAATGTAGCCTCCCTTATAGTACGGTGTATACAATCTTGAAAAGGGGGGCCGGAAAAGCAAATGTAAACAATGTTATTACAATGTGTAAAGCTCTTGGAATAACCGTTGAAGAACTTGACGAAATGTCCAGAGGGGAGACTAATACTTTAAGCGAACCTACATATGAGGACATTCAAAGTTTAATAGCCAGAAATGGAAAGAGACTTACACTTGATCAAAAAAAAGACATAATTAAAACATTATTATCTGATGATTAAAAAAAAGCCCCAGGAGCTGCGAACTCCCAGAGCTTATCAAATAGATGTAACTTATCAACCACAAGGGAAGACGATATACACCCAATGTACATATTCAGTATATCATCTTTTCTTTTCTTAGTGAACCCAAAACAGGCGTTCGGATGCTACATAAAGAAAGGAAAGATACCATGGCAAGTGTAACCAAACGGGGAGAGACATATAGAATTCGAGTGAGTAATGGTCGAAAAGCTAATGGTTCTCAAATCATTGAGACAGCTACATTTACTCCTGATCCAAATAAGACGGAAAGGCA